AACGGCTTCATGTCTGGGTTTACGCCGTCGAGAAACAGGTATAGACGGCGCGCCTCTGAGTGTAGCATGTTCTTCTCTTCAAACTGAGAATACCTGAACGGCGGTGTACCTTCAGGCAGTGCGAACTTGACTTCAGGATGAAACATGTACTGCAGCACTGTCTTGCACGGCTCGTTGCAGTTCTGTCGAAGGGCCTCGACCCTCTCTTCTTTCTTCTTGAATTCACTGCACTTTTTCAAAATCTCAGAAACACTATAGATCATCAAAAATCTCCAACATTTTCCATCATGTTCTTTAGCTTATATTCAATGAAGTAGTTGAACAGCTTGCTCCTGTCCTTACCGGCTTCTTCATTGTATTTATCAATGACTGCCTTTCTAATATCCTTAGGGATAAAGGCTAGGTCGATGAGTTGCTGGTTGCGGTTCCAGTTTCTCTGCGTGCTGCTGTCGGCGCGCGTATAGACGAACTCGTCCATCCTCTTCTGAGTCATGGGCTTCTGACGCTTGTCAGTAACGAAGGTATCATCGTCAGACAGGATGTTTGGTACTCCGTCGCCCGAATCTCCCTTGAGGATGTGCTCGAGAAGATACCTGTTAGGGTCGTCGTTGTTTATGAACTTCTTTCGCACCGGATCATACTGCTTAACGTTCTGGTGGCGATGCAGCTGTATGAAGTCCTTGTCGCCGGAAAGTATAAGGATGTCTTCGCCTGGGCTGAAGTGATCGACGAGAGTAGCGATGATGTCGTCTGCCTCTGCCGTATCGATCTGGATCATTCTATATGGGAAGTACTCTCGTATCTCTGACTTGAGCTTGCCAAAGTAGTCAAAGATCGTAGTCCAGTCGAGCTCGGACTTGTCACGTGCCTTCTTGCGATTAGCCTTGTAGTAGGGATATACCTTACGACGCCAAAAGTTTTTGTCATCACAGGCAATGACTAGCTCGCCAAACTCCTTGAACTTCGAGCGGTATCCGCGAAGTGAGTTGATGACCATGTGACGGAAGAGACTCTCTTCTATCTGGATATTAGTGTGATTGCCTATCTGTGCCATGAGGTTAGAGATCATGACCTGCTGAAAGTCAACGATAATCATTATGAAGTTCCACTGTTTCTGATATACGTATATTATATATCAGCTATGTATTATGTCAACTCGTTTTCTTCTAGCTTCTCTAGGTGCTTCTTTGCATCGTCGGTGATGCTTATGGTCTGGTCTATGATGGAATGCATGTCATGGTGCAGACCCTTAAACCTGTACGTAAAGGCCTTGATTGCCTCTTCTACGAAGACTATGTCCTTTATGGACTCCTCGTTGATGTATCCCTTGAAGCCGTAGCTGGCTATGACGGCGGTGACTGCGTCCATCACGTCTGATACTACCTCATCGCAGAACTCTTGACGAACTAGCATCAGGTGTTCCTCGGTGTGTGGTATCACACCGTCAAAGCCGTTTTTGTTTGGGAATTGTATGATATTGGTCATGAAGTCTCCTCTCAGACACTACATTATTTATAGTCTGAGAGGATCTACCTGATGACTTTGAGCAGTATCGTATTCTCGTTGATGCGCTCGTTTGGTGTGCCCTTCATCTCCTCGATGAGTCGCTTCTGAACAAGCCTGCCACCAGTCAATACAGCCTGCAGCTTCTCGGCAGTCTTGCGACCGATCTTCATTGACTTAGAACTATCGACAGCAAAGCCAGCCACACTAGTGCGGTGAATGCTGAGACCGCTAGGGCCATCAGCATTGAACACACAAAGAACGTTGTACTTAGTATTGAAAGTCCACAGCGTACGAGCGCCGAGGATCGAGTCAGGTGATACAGATGTGAGTTTGTGCTCATTGCTCTCTTTCTGGTGCTTGAAGTTCTTGAGGATCTTTTCTACGGACGGTGGCTTAGCCTTACGAGGGGCACGGGCCTTCTTGACGTTGCCGCCGTATCGGTTGGCGTCGTCGATCATCTTCTGCAGCATCACGACCTTGGCATTGAGCTGCTTCTTTGTGAAGTTCGTGTAGCCCTCGATCTTGCCTGCGGCAGCCAGCTTCATCTCTTCCAGGATCGGCTTGTAGTAGTCGACGATCCTAGTCGTGTACATGGCCGGGATGCCGTTCTTCTGGAGGTAGGCATATAGGTCCATAGGCATGTCGGCATCGTAGAGGACCTCTATGTCACCGATGATGTCATAGCCACGCTCTCGTACGCGATCCTGAATGGACAGGACTGACTTGGACTTGTCTTTAGACTCCTTAGGAGTACCCTTCTTGATGGCCTCGTGGATCTGTTCTAGAGCCGTCTGGGAGATCTTCCTGCCAGTCCGAGTGGCTATACGGCAGCTCCATGCGGCCGTCGTAGGGACCCAGGCGTCTGAGACGCGGGACACTGGCTTGGCAAGGGACGGCTCGTTGGCCGCCAGGTAGGTCTGGAGGTACTCACGGGCCTCGTCGTTGGTAGCCATATAGCTATACCACGTGTAGGCCTTACCGATGTCCACGTCGTTCACCAGCTTGGACGCGTCGGGCTCCTCGCCCAGGTACTTCAGGTTGATCAGGTAGGCCTCGGAACGAGTCACCCGGATCTTCTTCTTGGTTCTGACGCTCAGTAGGGATTTTGCCATGTGCTTTTCTCCATATTCCTACTATATGCTGTTATTGAAAAAATGTACACCAAAAAGTGCACGGGCTCGGCAATAGAAATTGCTCAACCTTTTCAATGGCTTAGGTTTCTAGCCCTAAGCCATTGATTCCATTAGGTAAAAAAAGTTCTTATTTTTTGATAAAAACTGTGTACAATAATTGGAAAATGGTCTACTATAAGAATATAAGGAATGGAGTTGATGAATGACTGATTTGGAAGGAGTCCTCTCGATCATAGAGGACATGCAGTACGACCTCGATCGCAAGGTCGAGTGGACTTTGACGGAGACCCTTCCCTTCGAAGAAGTCCGAACCAAAGTGGTGGCTGTGCAGGTGGCCCTGAACAACCTGTATGTCTATGTGATGTCCAAGCAAGAGGAACCTACAATATGATTACCATCTCTTTCGACGCCTTCTCTGCCAAGTTTGCCGACCTCGGCAAGGCTGTCAAGCAGAACGACTCGATCTTCTTCATCAAGGCCGGCAAGGCCGGTAAGGTTGAGCTTAACAAGAAGTCCCAGACCTTCACGGTCGGTTCCGGCTCCGGCTCGAACCTCAGCCGAGTGACCGAGGCTGCCTGCATGGCAGGGTTCAAGCTGGTCAAGTCCAACAAGGGCTGGGCTATCTTCAAGGCCGACGACGTCGAGGACTTCCAGAAGATCTTCGGCGCAGTCACCTCCGCGGTGGTTGGCTCTGAGAAGTCCAAGGCTCCCAAGACTGTCAAGATCGCCACCATCGTCAAGGCAGTAGGCAAGGCCTACGTCGAGAAGAAAGAGGCTGAAGCCATCAAGGCCAAGAACCTCGAGACGATGAAGGCAGTGACTGCCAAGCGGGCAGCAGCCCTCGTCGGGTAAATCCCCGAGAGGCTCGGCCAACTAGTAGTCGAGTTCTGCGATCTAAAGAATCTAGAACTCGACTCCTACGTGGGCGGTCTGCTTATCAGAGGACCGCTTGAGCCTAATGAGGTAGACATACTTGTACGCTATCACAAGGAGTGGATCAGATGAACGAGCAGCCTCAGCCTACCGCCGACGACTACGAGATCCCCTACGTCTCCCTTCGCTAAGCCTGTTCTAGAAGGCTCTCTAGCATAAGCTTCCACTTTACTGATATCTGCCGTTCCCAGTTATAGCTGACGTCAGTCCATATCTTCTGGATCTCGAGGCGCTCGCTTCGGGGTCCATTTTCTGTTAACTCAGTCACCGTAGCGTCTAGCACCGAAAAGAAGCGGTTGACGTGCTCGTTCGGGTCTTCTGACCACTGGTACATATTGGCAAAGTTTCCGGTGGTCTCTGGTAGGGCTGCATAGTTCGGGCACACGACGACGTTCTTTGCAGACAGCGCCTCAATAGCAGCTAGACAGCTGGTCTCTGGCCAGATGCTTGGATAGGCAAAGATGTGGCTCTTCTTCAGCTCTTCCCTAATCTGCTCGTTCGATACGGCACCGTGGTAGTTTATCCTTGGGTGATTTCTACAGCGATCAAACAGGTGTCGGTACGGCTCATCGCGCTGACTCCATCCATAGATGCTGAAGCTCGAGAACACGTCTAGATGGACGTTGTCGTGTCTATTGCAGAGTTCCTCGAACGCGGGTACTAGCAGCTCAAGACCACGGTGTGGCGTCGTATGGTAGATGATCCTTACCGTACCGTCGAACTCCTTCTCACCGATTTCTATAGGCGTGATGCCGTTCTTGATAGTGACTGATTCGCTGTAAGGCAGTCCTAGGATTACGTTGTACATCTGCATCTGCCAGTCAGATACTGCTACGATCTTCTTAAATCTCTTGCGAAGGTCTGGGTCTCTCAGGTGCTGAGACTCTGGATCGTTTGGAAGGTCGTGCAGCCATAGGATGGGGATGCGGTTGGGATCGATTTCCCTGACTCGGCTCGGGATGATCTGGAACTTGTCCAGTAAGTCTGCCGGCAGAGTACTGTGAAGGCGCTCGAGCATGAGCTCAGTTCCGCCTCGTGAGTTCTTACTTAGTTCATTCACTTCAACCATTATATAGAATCCTGTAGTTTACTTTTTAGTTTCTAGGAAGTCCGGTAGCTTTATATTTACTTTCTCGTCCTGCACCTTCATTAGGAACCTGGCCATAATTGACAGGGCACTCCACGAGCAGAAACCTAGCGCCACGGACACTGCTACTTGGTTGTCAGTGGTGCTCGGCGCGTGAAAATATTCAAGGATTAT